CGCGGCCACGCGGTCACACCAGACCCGGACGCCGGCGATCTGCGCGGCGCCCTTCTTCGCGCGGACGTAGGCTCCGATTGCCTTCTCGTCCACGCACAGGAACTCGCGCGGCACTTTCGCCGCATCCATGACCTCGAAGCGCCAGACCTCGCGGTACGAAACGCCCGCAAGCCGCGTGGTCTCGGCCGGCTTGACGCGGGCGATGTCCCGCTCGGCCTGCTCGCGCCGGATGGCCTCGGCGGCCTCGCGTTCGGCCTCGCGCGTCTTCGCGTCGGCCTCGGCCTGGGCCGCCTTCTCGGCGGCGACATCCGCATCCATGCGGGCGAAGTCCGCGCCCACGGAGCCGGGTGCTTCCGCAGCCGCCTTCCTGGCTTCTTCGGCCAGACGGTCGGCGTCGGCCTTCTCGCGGGCGAGCCGGAGTTTCTCGGCGAGCCGCTCTTCGGCGAGGCGCTTGGCCTCCGCTTCGCGGCGCAGTCTTTCCTCTTCGGCGAGGCGCTTGCGCTCAGCCTCGGCCACCGCCTCGGCGATCCGTTTCTGCTCGGCATCCCAATCCGCGAGCGCCCGTTCCACGATCCGCCGTGCCACCTCCAGGGCCTCGGCGCGAGGGCGGAACTCTTCACGAGTCCGTGCCTCGGCCTCGCGCATGGGGCCGGTGATCGCCTTCAGCCGCTCATCCCATGCTCGCTGCTGCGTGCGGATCTCCTTGAGGAGCACGCCGCCAGCCGCATACTCGACGCGCGTGGCGACGCGGAACTCCCGGCATCGGACCGCGAGCGCGTCGCAGTCCTGTGCCACGCGGACCTGCTCCGCGCGCACCTCGTCCGGGACCACGACGCGGAGCCCGCGCCGCTCAGCCTCAGCCTCGCGGATGCGCCTCACGCCGTCCGGGTCCAGGTCGGCCAGGGTCTCCACGCAGACCGAGCCAGTCACGAGCATCCGGCCGTCCGCGTGCTGCCAGTGATACAGATATCGGATCGGGCGGTGTCCGCACGCGCACGCGACCGCCTGCGGCGAATCGGGGTCCTGCTCCCCGATCTCGCCGGTGAAATGCCAGCCCTCGGCCGAGCCGCCGAGAGCGGCGAGCAAGCGCGACGTGACGTGTTCGCTCACGGCTGGCCTCCCGCGTTCGGGTCGGGAGCGGGCGCCAACGTCGGCGGCTTCCGCTTGCCGCGCGCGCCGGGCCGCTCGACAGGCTGCTGTTCGGCGATCAATTCATCGGCCAGTTTGAGGCCGTAGCGGCGCACGTCTGGGCTCTCGTCCGCGCACATGTCCCGGATGGTGATGAGGCGCATGCGCAGCCGCGCCCTCTCCGCATTCTCCATGACACACTCCTCTTGTGCGTGGTATGATGGCCACGCATGAGAGACCCCGCCCCGTCGCGGCCCACCCGCGCGGGGCACTACTCCCCGATCAGTTCCCCGACACGCACCCCGAGCGCATCCGCCAACGCGCACAGCTTGTCCGCGCGCGGCGTCCGTTCCCCGGCCTCGTAGGCCAGGACTTCGGAACGGCCGAGCCTGCCGCCGCGAGCACGAACGGCCTTGATCAGGCCAGCCGGTTCCATTCCCGCCCGCTGCATCGCCGCTCGCAAGCGAGAACCGAAAACGGTCCCCTCCCACCGCATGGTGGGCCTCCTTCTTTCCGCGCGCCCACGCGCCTGCTCCCTGTCTCACCACGCCAGCCCAGGGTATCGCTCCGAGTCGCCGCCGGGTGCTCCGCAGAGCCACGCCAGGCCGCACGCCTCGATGCGCCGCAGGGCCAGTCCGAGCCAGAGAGCGAGGCGCGATCCCGCGCCGTCGTGTCCAGTGTAGGCCCAGTCACCCGGCGTGTCAAGATTATTTTTCTGCCGCTCTTGGCATGCCCCGTGCAAGGCCCGTCCCTGTGGCGCGCCGTGGGGGATGACGGATCAACGGCAAAGTGCGAAATAATGCGAACTATGACAGGACCGAATCTGTAAGTACGCAGAATCACACACGAAAAATAATGCTTGCGCGTGGCCGTGGAGGGCATATAATGGGAAGTAGAAGGCGGGCGGAGACCCGCAAGGAGAAGGCAATGGGGAGCTACGAGCAGAGTGCGGAGAGCGAGGCCCGGCGGCAGGCCGGATGCCTCCGGCACGACAGTGTGCCGGTGGTGGTGGATGCGGCGCATGTCGGGGCGCCAACGGAGCAGGGGGAGCCCTATCACTGGGAGACCCCGGGTGGTGCGCGATGCCGGTTCCCCGGCGCGTACCGTCGCGCCTGCGGCAATCCGGTATACGTCCACTCTCGGCGGCGCGTCATCGTGTCGCCCGAGTGGTGGGCGGCGCACGTGGCAGTTCCCGCCGCCGGGGCGGCACGGGCGCTGGCCGAGGCGATCCGGGTGTAGTTTTCCCGTCGCTCTCTGACGGAGCGGCGGGCCGCCCCCGAGGAGCCGCCTCCCGGTGCAAGGGCCGGGAGCGCACCCAACGCGGGCCTGACCCGCATGGAGGTACGACATGTTGCAGAATCCGACGATCTTGGACGAGGTGAGGGCATGAAGCGCGACCAGGCATGGATCTTCTGTCCTGCGTGCGGGGCGTTCTGGCCCCCGCCTGCGACGGGCGAACTTCCGTCGTGCGAAGACTGCGCGGTGGAAGTGGAGCGGGTGCGGCAAGGCGACATCTTCGCGGGCGCGTGGGCGTTCGCGGAGGGACTCGGGGCGTTCTTTCCCGAGGACAGTTCGAGGGCGGCGTAGAGCCGCAAGGAGGTACGACATGACGATTCAGCAGGCGAAGGCGGCCCGCGAGGCCGCCGAGAAGGCGGTGCAGGCTCTGCCCGAGCACGCCGCGTACCTGGCGGCGGACGAGGCGGCGAGAGTGGCGGACGCGCTCGCGCAGACAGCGTGGCTCAGACGTGGGGAGAGCGTGGCCCTCGACGCCGAGTATGAGCGGCTCGCGGTGCTCGCCGATCACCAGCGCCGCGTGGCCGAGGCCGCCTGGGCGCGCCTGTGGGCCACGCCCGAGCAGCAGGAGGCCAGCCGCGCACTGACGCGGCTCAACGCGCTGCGGGTGCTGGAGCGCGAGGAGGAGGCGGACGCGCTGGCCCAGGCCGAGCGCCACGCCGCGGCAGTCCAGGCCGCCTGCGAGAGGCAGTGATGCGCACCCGACTCCTGGAGGCCCAGGCGGCTCTCGCAGCCGCCGCCCGCGCCGTCGATCTGGCCGAACAGGCGGTCAGGGAGGCACTGCGCGACGTGGAGCCGGACGCGCGGATCGAGGACTGCCCTGTGTGCTTGTGCCCGCCGATGCGGCCAGCGAAAGCCTGCCCGTGCGCATGTCACGGGCCTGAGAGGGATCATGGCTGAGGCACGGGGGATCGACTGGGAGCAGCAGCCGCTCGGCGAGATGTCTGACAGCGCACTGGCCCGTCGTCTCGGCGTGGACCCTACTGTCTCATGGACACGTGCCTCGAGCATGCGCGACTCACACAGCGGCTCATTGGCGGTTTGACCTAGAGAAGAGCCCGGAGGACTTGACGATGGCCGACAAGGCGGCCCTGGGCGAGCCTACGGACCGGACGAGGAAGGCACTGCCGCCGAAGAAGTAGCGGCCTTCCCCCGCCTGACCACCCGCAGTTTCCCTCCCGAGACATGCACGATGACGGGCTTTCCCCTCCGTTCATAGTCCCAGGTCACGACCGCGCCGCGACGACGAGCAAGCTCCAGGCCAGCCACGCAGACACGGGCGAGCAGGTCGGTCACGGCGGCGATGGTCACGGCATCTCCGGGTTCGCCCGGGGCGCGGCGTCTCGTTCCTGCGGGTGCGAGAGCGCTCTTGGCGTCACGCCGCGCGCCCGGACTTCCCTGCTCTCCTTCCGGCCACGCCTCGCCGCAGCAGAGGCAATGGAGGGCCGCTGCACGGGCCGCGCCCGGAGAGCCGGGCAGGCCTATTCTCTCGCAATCAGGGCTGGCCGTCAACCGACAAGAGAGGCTTGCCGTCGCAGAGCACGATGATCCCGAGCCGTCCCTCCGGTAGTGTGTGGTATTCCAGGCCGAGCCGTCCCGAGGCGCAGAAGGCCCCGGCAAGCTCCATCCCGTCGCAGTCCACTCGCGCGCGCTCTACGACCTCGCCGGCCTCGATGCCCGGCTCCAGCGTGAGCGTTACGGTCCCTGCGCACGACTGCCAACGGAGATCCAGATCCGCCCCGACCCGTGCCCCGCACGTCGCGCCGGCTGCGAGCAGGAGCATGAGCCCAGCGTAGAGCACTCGCGCGCGGAACGTCGAGCACAGGGCACGCCAGGGGCCTTGCCGTCGCAGTCCGCTCATCGCCCCCTCGCCGTCGTGCGGATGACCGCGTGCAGAAGCGTCGCCACGGCGCCGCCGAGCGCACCCGTCGCAGCCGAGTCGCCTGGCCCGAGCGTAGCCTCGGGAGGCATCATGCCTACGATAGCAGATACCGCCCGGACGATCTCGACCGGGGCGAAGGAGAGCGCGACCGCAACGGCGACCGCGATGAGCGGCCACCAGCGATTGAGCCGCGCGTCCGTCGAGTCCGGCAGTGCCTTCCGCACCGCGAGGATGAGGCCCCAAGTCAACGCACCGATCAACGCCGCACTACCCGCCATCATGGCACGCCTCCTTTTGTGAGCATCCAGACAAGCAATCCGGCTACGACCGCGGACACGAGGCCGCCCACAAGGGAGCCTATTGCACTGCCGGACCGGACCGCCCATTTGAGATCCGTGGTGACACTTGCCATGGTCGCCTCCATGCTGGTCAGCCGCTCCTCGTGTCGCTCGATGCGCCGGCCATGGTCCTCACACGGCAACGCGTCGAGCCGGGCAAGAGCCTGGGCCACTTCTCGGATTGTCTCGGTGTCGGCCATGCGGTCGCCTCACGGCAAGAAGACTACGTGCACGCTGATCTGGTTGTCCAGATCCCATTCGTAGATGCTCACGGCGCTCCCGAGGAAGTCCACGCCCCAGTTCTGGACCAAGGTGGTCCATTGCGTAAAGGCATTGCCGGCCGTCGGCGTGCCTGCGACGAACATTTCTCCCGTGAGCCAGCGCGTGGGGTTCACCGTGTTCCCACAGGTCGCAACCACGGCAGCACGGGAGATCGGTAGCTCGCGCGGAATCCAGATCCCCGTGCTTCCCTGGCCCACGCCGATTCGCTGGAAGGGCGCCATGACCTTGATCGAGTCGTCGGACACGAACTCCGTGACGTTGTGAAACGGATTCGCGCCACCGCCCGCCGCCGCGTTGGCGTAGGCCACGTACTCGATGAGCCCGCCCAGACGAGAGCGCAGGAACGTCCTCGCGTCGTAGATGGCCGAGCCGCCCGTTCCGAAGATGCCCGCGAAGCCAGCGGGCAGGTAGCAGACGGCCACGGCAATCTGGCCGGCCTCGGGATCGGGACACACTGGCACCGGGGCTGCCGTGCCCTTGATGATCGACACCTTGGCCTTGTAGTCCAGCCTCTGCGGGAGACTCTGCGGCGAGATCACTCCGCTGCTGTCTCGCACCATCCGGGTCGTGTAGTCAGCAAGCGCGTTGTCGGCCTCGACAACCACGAGATCGTAGCGGTCGTTGCCGGGCGGATTCGCGTCGCACGTCACCGTTTCGGTCGCGTCGAGCACGACAGGAATGATCTGGGGCTCGGGCGGGCCGTCGTATGTCAGGCCCCACCCTTGCGCGATGTTGACCTGGAGCGCGCCGCCGCCGGCAGAGGGCAAGAAGCCGTGTTGGGAGACGACGCCAGAGCGGTTGTAGAGGGCACTCGCCGGCCTCCTGTGCGCGTCGTCGAGCGCGGTCAGGAGACTCCGCCACGCCTGATCGTGCACGTCCATCTGGCGGTCGGGCGTCACGATCTCGCCAGAAGAGAAGTAGAGCTTGTCGAACGGGTTCCACTCGGGAATCATCGTCGCCTCCTATGCCAGCACCGAGACGCGCAGATTGCCCTCGTCGCCGGGGGCGAGATCCACAGGGGCGCCGCCGGCGTTCAGCAGGTACGTGAAGATGTCGATCTGGTACGTCGTCGCTGCGCCGCCCCACCACGGAGCAATGGCCGATACGCCGGCCGTGCAGCCGTATGGCGTCGCAACGCCGGTCGGAGAACCCATCGAGATCATCGGCGAGACGCCGTACTCGTTGAGCTCGCGCGGCACAGCAATGCTGATCGAATCATGGCCCACGGCCGCACTGTCGCAGAGGGTCGTGATCAGCTTGATCGTCGGATCGAGCCGCACGATGGTCTGGAGTGCGTAGGGGTTGCCGCCGCCCGGCCCGGGCCCGACGTAGCGCGCGATCACGTCCCGCGAGCCGCCGAGACGCGAGGCCAGGAACGTCCGCACGTCGCGGACAGCCGAGCCACCTGTGCCGAAGACTCCCGCGAAGCCGGCGGGCAGGTAGCACGCGGCCAGCGCGATCTGGCCTGTGCCCGGCGTGGGGCAGGCAGGGGCCGGCGCGGCGATGCCTTTCAGCACCGACACCTTGGCCTTGTAGTCTTCTCGCTGCGGCAAGGTCTGCGGCGCGATGACGCCGCCCGAATCCCTGACCATCCGCGTCGTGTAGTCAGCAAGGGCATAGTCGGATTCCACCACGATCAGGTCGTACCTGGGATTCGGGATGCCGGCGTTCGTCTCGCAGGTCACGGTTGTGACCGCGTCGAGCACGACAGGATAGATCGTTGTGTGCGGGGGTGCGTCCTGGGAGAATCCCCATCCCACGCCGACGTTGACCTGGAGGGCGCCAGCCCCGGCGGCGGGCGCGAAGCCGTCCGGGCACACGATGCCGCAGCGGTTGCCAAGCAGGCTGCTCTTGCGCTGTAGTATGTCGTCGAGCGCCATGACCAGGCTGCGCCACGCCTGATTGTGCAGCTCCATGATCCGGTCAGGCGGGGCGATCTCGCCATTGCTGAACATGAGCCTGTCGAACGCATTCCATGATGTGAGCATGCTAGTATTCCTCTATGTGCCAGAGCACTCCCGCGGGTTTGGCCGCGTTGACTCGCGCGGCGAGCTGGGCAATGAGCGGCGGCAGCCCGCACATGCCATAGTCGTACAGGTAGATCATGGCCAGGATGCCCAACTCTGTGGCTCCGAGCCACAGGGGCAGGTAGCAGCCGTCGAGCGGGCCGCCGCCGAGATAGGCGTAGCCGCAGAAGAACCAATCGTCGCCGTATGTGCCGACTTGCGGATTCGGGACGCGGACCAGGAACTCGGCCTGGCCTGTGGGGTGTAGCCGCTCGCCGCGTCCGGGATCGGCCGGGTCCAGGGCGCCGCCAAGATACCAGTAGTCAAGGAATGGAGCGAGTTGCCATGCCTCGTGTAGTGTGGCCTCCAGGATCACCTGCCGGGCCACGCGCAGGACGGCTGCGGGCGAGACCTGATCGGGCAAGCCACGCAGGCGGTTGCGCAAAGCAGCCGCGCTCTCCCCACTCATGGCCGGCAGGCCCTTGGACAGAGCATGCTCCTCGAGGAGCGGCGTCGAGCCCCCTGTGAACTCGGCCTCCGCATGGATCGTGAGCGTCGTGTCCCAGAGCGGCGCGGGCGACGGGACGCGGACCATGAACGGCGTCCCCACGAGCGCGTCGCTCTGGTAGCTCTGCTGGAGCGCGGTGACGGCAACCAGTTGATCGGACGTGTCCCCTGCGGTCCAGTACACTGTTTCGTCGAGCGCAAAGGCATCGCCGAACACCGTCTCGATCACGGAGCCCGCGTGCAGGCCGCCCGCGGCCGAGCCAGTCCGAGCCATGCGCACCGAACCAGTCGCGTAGGCCCCGAGTGGAGCCGTGCCGGCGGTGAGCCCGCGGTAGAGCCGCTCCACGGCGAGCGAGGCGCGGGCCAGAACCATCGCCTCCTCGTAGAGGATCTCGCCGCCATCGCCGTCGATCCGCGAGTCCCACCACTCTTGCGGCACGGTCTTGCGCGCGAGAGCAAGGAGATCCGCTTGGCTCTTGGCAGAGACGATCACTGGTTCACCTTCACGCGGTCGGCGCTTGTTCGGATTACCTCCGTGGCCGTGGGCACGACATCGGCAGCGGGAGCGGCGACCTGTACGCTGTTCTTCGCCACGGCGAAGTCGCTGCGCACCGCTTCATAGATGGCGTTCAGCATGAGCTTCTCGCCGATCCTGAGCGAGTTCACAAAGGCAACGACGGCCGCGCGAACACGGTTGACCGCCGAGACGGAATCTTGTCCGGCCATGACGGCGAACTCCACGTCCACGTCAAGCCACTGAATGGTCGCGGCGACCGGAGAGACGTAGACGCCGCACGGGCGCCATTCGTCGAGCACGGCCAGCACGGCGTCAGCAAGGGCCTGGTTCGCGTTGCCTTCGGAATCAGCTACCGCGAGCTGCACGGCCAAGCCCACGGTGTTGCCCGCCAAGTCCGTGAGGGCCGTCTCCGTTGCCTCAGCCATGCCCACGCCGTCTACGTCCAGCGCGCCGAACTCCACGGCCGCCAGCGTGCCACGGCGTGCCGAGAGCCAGTATCGGCGTGCCCGGGCCCGGAACGCATCATCATCCTCGCGAGCGGAACCACCGGCCGCGACGGCCGCGTTTGTGACGGTAAATGTGCTGTCGAACAGGGCGACCGGCAGAATATTGATGGCCCCGGCCACTACATTGCCCTGCTCACCAGCCATGGAGCAGATCGCCTCCACGTCCGCGGTCAGCAGGTACGAGGGGAAGATCAGATCGTCGAGCGTCCAGAACTCGATTCCGGCCGCAGTCTGCGCCTTGGTTCCGGCGGCAACGGTTCCGCTGGCCGAGCCCGTGCGCGAGAATGTCAGCACGACGCGAGCGCATGCTGCGTCGTTGCGCAGCAATCCGAACCAGTCCCAGACGATGCGATCCAGCGCCTCGCCTCGGGCTGTCGAGAGAAGACGATCTTGCAGTGCAATGCCGACCTGTCGCGCGACCTCTTCGGCCATGGTCGCGGGCACGGCCACAATGGCGTTCGCATCCGTGCCGCGCTTGTCCACGACGGCCGCCTGGAGTTTGCTCTGGCGGGCCAGGATCTCGTCTCGGCCGATCTTGAAGAAGTCCGCGAAGCGCGGCAGCATGGGCGCCTCCTACCCGTTGCCCGTGACGCCGAATGCGTCCGTGATCGTCCCGAGCTTGGTTTGCACGACGGCGCCGAACACGACCTCGCCGCCGCCGCGATCCTCGACCGTCACCAGGGCGTCACGCACGAGCGGCAAGGCCAGGATCTCGGCCTTGCATGCGCTGGCCGCGGCCTGGAGTCGTGCAGGGCCGCCAAGCGACTTGTTCTTGACGCCCGCGCCGAACCCCGGCTCATGCGCCCATTCGCCGGCCGCCGTCGTGAGGGCGCGGAAGATCAGCTTCCGCAGCGTCTCCACGCTCGGGCTGAGAGCATAGTCGCCATGCTCCATGATCGACAGGTGCCCCGTCACCAGGTCGCAAGCTAGATCCTCCAAGCCCGCCACGGTCTCCACGGCCGCCTGCATGGGCATGAGCTTGGGCGCTGCGCCGTAGTAACTCGCGCTGCTCGTCTGCACATAGGCTCCGCCCCCGAGCGCGGCGATGAACTCCGATGCCGTCACGGTCGCGGCTTCGTACTGCCGGACCTCTGCCGCCGCAAAGCACAGCCTCACCGTCGTGGTGTCCACCACCTCGATCCCGAGCAGATCCGGAATCGCCTTGCCGTCGGAACGCACAACGGCCCAGTTAGCCGGATTCAGCGCGTCGTCGTCGTAGAGCTCGCCGTCCATCTCGACGGGAAGATCAAAACGCGCAATGAGCCCATGCTCGCTGTCGTGGTAAGCCCGCATGAGCTTCGGCCGCACCCACACGTCATAGTGCAGGATCGCGAAGCTGCACGTCGTCGCGGGGCCTGTAGGAGCGAGCCAGAAAGCGGCCACGGACTACCTCACCACGGGAACATGAGCCCGTTGTACACGATCCTGTTGCCCGCCGTGTTCGCGGTCCCGTCCGCGACCGCGGCATCAGTGCGGTATACCTCGCAAAGCCAGCCCACGACCTTGTTGATGCTCCGGTCCTGAATCAAGATCGGATAGCCCGCCGGCTCGCTTGCCGCCTTGGTCAGCATGTAGCCGTCCATGCTCAGGCCGTTGTCCATCACGGCGTTGTTGAACCCGAGCCAGGCGGCGTTGGGCACGCGGCCCTGCGGCACGGCCCCCCTGCCCCAGTGGCCCGCCACGTCATCCCACTTGGGGTAGCCGCAGAAGAAGACGGCCGGCTTGGTCACGAGCGACGGCTCGAAGTCATACATGGCCCCGGCATAGAAGCTCGTGTCCCATGAGCCACTGATGCTCTCGTCGCCGAGCAGCAGGAACGCACTGTTGTCCACGACGCCGTTGAGCGCATGCTCGACGACGGCCAGGTGGAAGACGGTTGCGGCGTTGTTGCCCGAGCCAGCGCCACGCGCGTACAGGAGCCCCGTGAAGAGCGCCGCGCCGAATGTCTTGGTCCCGGTGTCCCATCCGCCATCGGGCGCAAGGCCAGCGACAAGGCCGGTGTACGGTCCCGCGTAGCCGCCGATGGCCAGGGCCGCGTTCGTCGCGCCGAACATGATCTGATGCTTGACCCCGCCCCAGGCATAGGCGCTCTCGACAACGAGGAAGGCGCCAGAAGTCGGCCCTGTCTCCGAGGTCCAGTTGCCGGCCGCGCCCGGATACGCCTCCACAACGCTGTAGTGTCCGGGGAAGTTCGACGGGAGCCAGTTCGTGAAGAAGTAGTAAATGTGCCAGAGGATGCGCGTCGCGTTCGTCCCGGCCGTCACGAGATTGCGCCGTACCTTCCACGATGCCGCCATGTCTGCCTCCTACTCCCGCGTGACCGAGCACGCCGGGACCTTGATGCCGCAGCCGTCCTCGTAGACGAACGGCCATACATACGTCAGCCAGAAACTCATCGAGCCCTCCTACGGCAGCGGACCAGCCGCGTGCCAGTTGAGCGTCCCGCTCGATCCGGCCACACCCTCCAGGTGTAGCACGATGCTCTTGTGATCCGCCGCAGGCGTGACGCTACGGATCAGCGGCTGCGAGCCTACGGCGGTCACGAAGGCCACGGTCAGGTCATACGTGTCATCGAGGAACGCGAGCGGGAATGTGATCGTCACGTCGAACACAGCCGGCGCGCCCACGAGCGGCCCCCAGGCAACGGGCGCCGTGTAGCCGCCGCCGTGAAACCAGGCGTGGCCGCCGTATCGCACTTCCATCGTCGTGAACGTGGGCACGTGTCCCTCCTATGCCGGGGCCGAGTAGGCGCGCGCGCTCTTGCCCCGCTCGCCCATGAGCCTCCCGATGCAGTCCGCCAGGTCAAGCGCCAGCGACGGCGACGGCAGCGCCGTGCCGCCGTCCACGGGATGCGAGTGATTGATCAAGGCCACATAGGCCAGGTGAATCACGGTCATGAGCGGGTAGAACAAGGCCAACTCAAGGGCGCCGCCAGCGACCTCGACTCGGCCCGCGTCGAGATGGATCGCCATGCCAGACGGCGCCATGAACCATGCGTCGTCGCCACTCACGGGCAACGCGTGGGCCTGATTGTGCAGCCCGGCGATGGCGTAGCCACCCGCGTTCGGGTCGCCGCTCGGGAACACGCACAGCACCTCCGCGTCCTTGGGGGCGGGCAGGTACAATGCGGCGCCAGAGCCCATGGCGAATCCAACCTGCTTGACACGACAGCGCCAGCCCTCGGGCTTTGCGCGCACGTCGAGCCAGCGGCCCTGGGCATTGGTCACAACGGCCTCGACGATTCCCGTGATGGCCCAGATCCGCGGGTCAATGCCGGGGCGGGAGAAGAAGTCGGCCGCGCGCTGTGCGTTCATGCGAGCCCTCCCGCGAGGTCTATGTCCAAGGTCCCCGCCTTGAGTTCCTTCTCGATCCGCGCGACCTGATAGTTGATTGCCGTGCCGTGGCAAGAGTAGCCGTCATCGGCAGACCATCCGTGCTCGATCGTCTGGACGTACCATTGCCGCACTGCGTTGTCATCTTGGCCGCTGATCTCGGCGGCCACGTCTGCGGCGGTCTTCTTGTCGTGGCCGAGCTTCACGAGCCAGGCCGTAAGCTGCTTCTCGCCATACGCAGCGATGCGCGGACTCGTGCCGATGGCTCCTTGGCCCGTCTCCTGGCCCGTGCCTTCCTCCGCGTCATAGATCTCCACGGGCGAGCCAGGCTTCAACTCCAGCAGATCCGGATCGTAGTTGTCTCCGCCATAGGAAGCGAGGCTACTGGTCGTCCACTCCGTATTCATGTCGGCACGACCCGTTTCCTCGAAGACCTGTCTGGCGATCTCCTTCAGGTCGGCCTCACTTGTGAATCCGGTCACGACCTGCTGGCGGACTTCCTCGCTGGCCCATAGGCCCTTGGCGTCCACCTTGGTCGCGCGGGCCTTCTCCGGCCAGCGGGCCTTGATGATCTTGTTGCCGTCCGCGCAGACGACTTCGATGGTCGGCGCCTTGACGCGGCCCAGGGTCTTGCGTTCATCGAGACTCGCTAGGTTGCTGCCGTAGACCAGGGCTGGATTCTCCAGAGCTTCGTCCGTGATCGGGTGCCTGCGCTCCCGCGCGGAGAACGGAACGATCTCCATAACGGCACCCGTTCGCGCGTCGGCGACCTTGCGCGCGGCGCTCGCGGAGAAGATGGAGGTGGGGCGCGCGAGGACAAACCGCCCGAGCGGTCGCGGGCCGCCGCTCGGGTCCTCGCCCTGCCACACATCGGCATAGCAGACAAGGCCCAGGCCGACGCTCAGATCGGTCATGAGATCCCAATACTTCTCGTTGGCGATCTTCGGCGCGCGGAAGGGCTTTGCGCCACCTCCGGCCGTCTGTGCCTTCCCATTGGCAAGGAAGATCTCGCCCGGCTTGAATCCGTCCAGGTGGAGCGGCAGGCCCTTGGTCGGCGGCAGGCCGTCCAGGAGCGAGAGAAAGATCTGCTCCACTGGCAGGCTCCAGTCGGTGTCGCGGTATACGTCCGGGTGGACCTCGTTGTCGATCAGGTCGCTCGTGAAGTCCCGGAACGCCGCGGACAGCACCTCGCCGCCCGATGAGCGAGACAGCCCGATCTCATGCGTAGAACCGACGAACCGCAGCATGGCCGGCGAGATCATGTCCACCGCGCCGATGCCAGCCGGACCCCATGCGGATTTCAGCACAGTAGGGCTGATGCCCTTGCGCACTGCCTCCTGCCACGTCGCCGGGCCGATGGTCCCCATGTATGCCGCCACGGAGAGCGAGCGGATGAACTTTGGCTTGATGGGCAACTCCTGGGCGCGGAAGCTCAGATTGCACTCGTCCGCCTGACGGTAGGAGTTGCGGCGTATGGACATCGTGCTCGGCACTATGGGTATGCGGATCGAGAGCCCGTCGTCGGCGACGGCTTCGTTTGGATCTCCTGGCAGATTGTATTTCGCGATCTTCCCGCCTTTGAGCGTTGCGATGGCCTGCGCGGATAGCGGCCGCTTGAACTCATCGAGGCGAACGTACAGCATCGCGAGCGCGACCGGGTAGTACACGCCCATCAGGCCACCGCCGGGATCACGAGGAACATGCCCACGCTCAAGTCGTCACCCGCCAGGTCGTTGCACTCGGCCACGTCCTGCCAGTGGTCCTGCGTGCCGTAGTAGAGGATCGAGACCTTGCGCAGCGTGTCGCCATCCTTGACCATGTAGACATCGAGATAGTCGGAGACGATGTACTGTGCTGCCGCGTCGGAGACCTGTTGCGCCGTAGCCAGGAGCTTGTGCTGGCCCTGGGTCAAGCTCTTCTGCTGCACGGCGAGCTTGGCCTGTGTGGCCGCGCTGCTCTGCTCTCCGGCTGGCTTGCCCTGCGTCGAGGTCCAGGGCAGGAAGTCGATGCTGTCGCCCGTTGCGGCCCACTCATCGGCGACGGCCGCGTACTGTGCTCGGAGGGCAAGCGCAGACGCCTGTATGTCCCAAACATCCTGCTTCACCTGCTGCGCGGTCAGCAGGATCGACTTGGCCGTCTGCGCGGGCAGGGCGGCAATGATCGCAACCTCATCGAGCAGATCGTCCACCTGCTGCACCATGGCCGCAAGCTTGGCAACGGGCTGTGTGATGTAGTCCTTGTACGCTCCCTTGGTCTCATCGAGTACTTCCTTGGCCGCATCGAGCATGTCCTGGAGTGAGTCAAGCAGGCTCTTCGCCTTGGGCTTCGGTGCCGGGAACTTCTCCTGGGGCTTCAACTCCGAGTCCGCGATCCACTCGAAGTGGATCTCCCACTCGATGCGCTGCGGCCTGTGCTCGGGGAATCGCACGGCCTCGATGAGCCCGCGCTGCACTGTCTCGAAGTTCTCGCGGCCCCACTTGACCACGACTTCCTGGCCTGAGCGGCACATATCCAGGAGGATCTTGCGGCCGTGCTCGGGCGTGAGTATGTGCTGTGTCTTGCTGCCCGGCTCCTCGTAATCGAACCCGCCTCCGCCACTCGGCCCGTCCGGATTCATGTATCGCGCGAGCAAGATTCCCTTGACGGTCAGATCTGTGTGGTGCGGACCGAAGACCTGGGCCACGGCCTCGGTGCTGCCGGGGTAGTATTCGATCTTCATGCGCTGCCGCGCGGTCAGGTCCACGGGCCGGAACGGCAAACAGCGGGCGGTCAGGCGCACGAGCCGTCGCCGGCCAGTCGTTTCCTGGATCGAGAACGCGGTGGGCGCCGACAGGACGTTGTCCGCCGCCATGGCCCTGGCAATGTCGTCAATGCTCTTGGATTTCCCAAAGATCGGCAGTTCGCTCGGGAGCCCTATGGCGGAGAGCATCCCCATGTCACAGCCCCGCCACGGGCGCGAGCCGGGACTGCCCGAGGGAGAACGCCCTGCGTCCGAGCGCGTTCACGATGGACGCACAGATCCGATCCGGGTCCTGGTGTCGTGCGTCCACCTTGACCTCGATCTTCGAGCCGCGAAAGTCGTTGACGTGCGGCTTGGGCTTGGCGTCGTCGCCCGCTTGCTTCTTGAGCGCGTCCAGCATGAGCTTGTAGGCCTGAAACGCCGGCATGTTCTCCGTCAGGACCGCGTGGAAGGCCCTGGCCCACTCTTCGGTATACTGGCGCACGAGCGCGTTGTTGCTGCGCAAGCCCTCCCCGAGCGTGTCGGGTATTTCTTCGGCCGTGATTCCCATCGCACGCATCGTGCCCATTGCATCGATCCAGCCCTGGCGCAGTTCCTCGACGGCCTCTTGCGCTCCCGCCGGGATCTGGAGTCCGGCCACTCCCGCTGCGCCCATGCCGAGCGCTCCGCTGGCCTGGAGCGCGGCCGTCGCCTGCTGCGTCTGCAAGAGCTTGAGCGTGCCCTCCAGCCCGCCGTAGGGCCCCACGGCGGCCATTTCGTCGAGCTTCGCGGCGGCTCTCGTAGCCGCGTCCGCCGTGGCGACGAGCGCGCCCGCAGCCGCGCCCCCCGCGCCCGCGACCATGCCCATGTCGCCACCGAGCATGTCCGCCGCGTCGCCCATCTGCTGCATGGAGCGCGCTGTCTCATCCGCCGAGCGCCGCATCGCGGTGATGCCCGCGAGTGCTCCGCCGTGCTCCGCCCCGCCCATCGCGTGCGATATCGCCTTGGGCAAGACGCCGAACGCCTTGCCGATCCAATCGAGCGGAGCCGTCACCTTCCCGAGTATCTCGACGGCGAAGCCGAGGGCCTTCACGAACATCTGCACTGGAGGCAACGAGAAGGTCGCTCTGACAAGATTCGTGAGCGCCTTGAACACCGGCAGCATCGGCGCGAGCACGGTCTTCACGAGGTCCATGAGCGTCGCCTTTGCCGCCGCGAACGTATTCTCCCATGTGTCGCCCATCGCGTCGGCAGCAGCCCTATTCTGCTCCATGACGGACAGGAGCATTCCGAGCGCCTGGGCCGGATCGCCCTTGGCAACGGCCGCGATCTGGCGCGCCACGTCCACGCCGAGGTTCTGAACGAATACCGCACGCAGGTTGGCCATGCCCGCGAGCAAGCGCATGACGCCACTGGTGGTATCCTCCACGCCGACGCCCCACGCTTTGGACAGCGGCACGAGAAGCTCGGTCAGCTTGAACACGTCCTCGACGCCGCCGCCCGCTCTCATGATGGGCAGGACAAGGCCGCTGAATCCGGCCTTGAGATCGGAGACACTCCCGCGCCCCTCCTTTGCCATCTCGACGAGCCTGTGACCCGCTTCGCCCGCGGCCTCCATGGACGTAGCAAAGTCGCCCAGTCCAGTGATCGTCCCGGCCTTCTGAAGCTGGCTGAACAGAGCCGCGACGCGGAAGCGGCTCTGCTCCGCGTGGCTCCCGATGTCTATGATCTGCTCTGCCACGTGCGCGATCTGCTGAACGCCGAACGCGGCGAATCCGATATGCGTCAGGGCACCGAGCGCGCTGTTCAGTTTGCCGAGCCCGACCTTCACGCCGTCGAACGCAGTGCTCGTCTTCTGTGCATGGGCCGTGAGCCGATCCATGGCCTGATTCGCGGGTGTGTCGAACACCTGCCATACGGCACTTACGCCAACATCCGAGCCTTCTTCAGCCATCAACGCCCTCCGGCAGCTTGTGCTCGGCCTTGATCAGCGCGCTCAGGTGGACATGGAAGAGGAGCAGATCAGACAGCGGCATCTCCTGGAGGTCCGGAATCCGCTGATGTCCGTGGCGTGCGCAGAATGTCATGATCCCCCACAGCGCACTCACGCCGTCGCCGTCCTCGTCTCCGAGGTGAAAAAAGCGTCTTGGGTCTCCTTCGGGTGATTGTGGATCTTGCCGTAGCACGCGATGAGCAACTGCGCGTCCGCGAGCGGAAGGTCGGCCCAGATCTCCTCTACGTTGTTCGCGTCCACGGCGACACCGCCGAGCTTGACCAGGCTGCGCTTTGTCAACTCGGCCGTGACGCGCATCTTGTCCTCCTGGTACAGGCCCATCGTCTGGATCGCCTCATTCGTCGTCAGCTCGCGCATGACTACGGGCCGCCCGTCCGGCAGCGTCCAGGTCCTCTGCTGTAGCACTCGCGCCATGGTGTCCCCCGATGCTCTCGCACCGCGACTACGAGAGCAGCTTGCGGTTGTCGACCGACCACGTGAAGCCCAGTGTCACGTAGTCGCCGCGACCCGAGGCGTTCTTCTCCGGGTCGCTGATCTTCACGTCCGGGTAGAGGAACTTCACCGTGTCCCCGCCCGGATAGTAGTTGGTCTCCACGATGTTGATCGCGAACGTGGCGATGTCGCCCTTGGCTCGGTCGATCACGTCCTGGATCAGCGTCTCCGCCTCCTTGCGGTCGCAGTGGAACGAGATGTTCCCGGTTGCGCCGTCGAAGACCTCATCGTGGCGGTTCGTCGTCTCGCCGAGGAACCCCTGCTCCAGGACGCGGAGCTTGGGCCGCACGGAGTACGAGACGATGTTCGTGTACGCCTGCCAGATCTTGCCGCCCTTGATGAAGCGGATTTCGACCTGCTGGCCTTTCAATCTCGGCAGAGACATGAATCACCTCCGTATTGTGATGGCAGTATAGGCCGCCCTCACTTGCACTTGCCTCCCGCCGCCTTCTTCTGCGCCACGACGAACCGGGCCAGCGCGTGCGGGTTCTCGACCTCTTCGTGTTCGGCGAGCTTCCCCGCCAGTTTCTTCGCCTTCTTGAGCTTGTCCGCGGGCCACTTGGTCTCTTCGTCCGCCGCCCTCTTCGCCCACTTTGCGATCTCGCCCATCGGTTGACCTCCTACGCCGCGACTTCGCTGATCTCGACGCTCTCGCCGATGAGCGTCTGGAGCACGATGAAGTCGAGGCTGCTGTACGTGCGCACCTTGGTGATGATCGTGAAGATGCCCTGGGCCAACTTGGCCGTAGTGTTGCCACTCTGCTCGTCCACCAGGTAGTCCTGGATGCGGGACGCGGCCGGGTTCTCCGGGCTCTTGAGGCCCTCCAGGAACGCGCGAATCTCTGCCCCGATGGCAGAGCGCCGGGCGGGCGTGTTGAGCTGCTTCTGGAAGGCGCCGAGGCGCCCCGCGATGCTATCCTGGATGTAGTCAGCCATGCGCCGCCGCGCGATATTGACCAGCGACGGATATGTCGCCGGATCAACACTCGTGACGCCCGACTGGAACCAGGCGCCCACGGCCGAATCCATCTTCGGCGCGCAGATGCCCTTGCTCCGGAACACCTCGTAATCCGTGACAGTCAGGCCCGTGACGCCGCTCTCGATGCCGAGCACGTGGCCGAGAAAGTCGTTGGCCTGGCCTGGGTTCTGCTCTGGCGCGAGTTGTGACAGCACGGACGCGAGCGAGGAGTCCGAGGCCGTGTCAATGAACCCGTCGAAGGTGGACGTGATGTACGCCGCGGGCATCTCGGGGATGTAGGTCCGGATGCCGGGGTAGCAGTAAATGAGCCGGTCAGAGAGACCGACGTTGCCCACGCCCTCTGTCCCGGCGCCGGCCCCCTCTGCTGTGGCCTTGGCGAGCCCCAGGATCGGAGAGGCGCACGCGACCCGACCCTTGCCCTTGGCCGACGCGTCTATCGCGTGCTGCTTGAGGGCCTTGATGATCGTCTCGCCCGCGGTCGTGCCGGGATGGCGCGCAGACAGGACAACGCTCACGTCCTTGGCTGGGGACACGTCGTTCAGCAAGGCGTTGAGTGCGGTCGTGTAGTAGCTCGCCATGGCCGCCTCATCAATGGCGACCACTGCCGAAATACCCTCGCAGTCGAGCGTATAGCCGGGGAAGCAAGCCGTCGCCTCGTAGGCATTCACGGCCGACGCGGCGTCGTTCCACGGCCCCGCGCCCGCGCCCACGCAGCGGCGGATCTTGATGCCGGTCTTCGTGCATGTGTACGGTCCGGCACCGACCCAGTCCGTGGTGTCGTTGAAGCTTACGTCGTCGAGCAGCGCGAAGCCGTCCGCGAACGGCACGCTCTCGACGCGCAAGCCCGCCGGGATCTTGCCGGAGAACTTGGGATACCAGCCGGCCCCGAGCGGGTTGGTCGTGATCGAAATGTCGGCCGTGCCGACGTCCTGTTTGACGTTCACGAGCACGAGGCGGCCGAATTTCTTGTTGCGCACGGCCAGGAAGCCGTTGCCGTCGTAGCCCGTCTTCGGGCTGGCCGGGGGATAACCCGGCGCAGGACGGACTCCGCCGGGGTTCGAGTACGGAGACCAGCCCCCGAGGTTGTCGAGCATCTCCTGGGCGCTCGTGACTTCGATGGGCGTGCCCACCAGGGACGTGCCCTTGAGGAACTCGCCGAGCACGGCGACCATGCCCGTGCCCACGCCCTGTATGCTGCCAGGCGGAGTCAGGTCGATGATGTTGATCGCCTCAATGGCCTTGAGCACGGCGTCACTCGGGATGCTTGTGTATCTCCTTATGATCGGCATCGCTACCTCCTACATGTCCTCTTGCCGCACGCGGACTTCGAGCGGGCCTACCGCCTCCAGCCGCAGCATGGGCAACTGCGCCGACACCTGCATCGTGGCGATGCGGTGCCGCTTGAACGTCTCGTCTCCTGTATCCTCGTATGCGACAGCGCGCGGCTCCACGACGGCAGGCGCGGCCCCGCCGAAGTAGTCAGGAACGGAAATCGTGCGGCCGTAGACGTTGCGCTCCTGCGTGTCTCGGTCCTGGAGGACCTCGCGCACCTGCCGCACGAGCACGCCGCGCATCTCTGGCGTCGTGCACCAGATCGCGACGGACAGGACGCCGGTGAACTCGCCGTCGCACATGAGTACGTGCTCGCCGTCCCAGGATTCCTCGCATTCCGCGGGCACGGGCTTGCTGCCCGAGTACTCGCCGGAGACGGGAGCGACGGCAATGGCCGGGAGCACCTGCTCCTGTGGGGGCTCTTGCCATTCGGAGAAGACCGCGTCGACCCTCTGGCCCTCCCATCGAAGCGCGCCAGAGAACAGGTCGCGCAGGGCCCGTCCGATGGCGGTTGCCTCGTCCACGGTCGGCGCGTAGCGCTCGGCGGTCCTCACGACTGCCTCCCCGCGCGCAACTCCGCCGCGACCTCGCGCTTCGTGAGTCGCCCGGTGGCCGCGACGAAAGCGGGCTCGGTCAGAATGTGGCGGCCCTGGATTCCACGAGCGTGGAGCTTCTGCTGGATCGCAACCGCAATGCGGAAGGCATTGAATTCACGGATCGCTCCGGTCATCCCACGGCCGCCTCCGCCGAGTTGCCGCCTGAATTTGCGCTGCACCCATGCGACAAGCGCCGGGAAGGGTCGCGGGTGCTGATAGCCCCGCCGATACGGAGTGGGGATACGGCCAGGCCGGACGCCGTACTCGACGAATGGCGCATGCGGCGCGTCGTTGAAGACCCGCGCCACAAGCGGGCCCGATGGGAAGATCTCGACGCGCCAGGACGACTTGAGCCGCCCGGTGTCCACCGCCGGCCAGGGCTTGGTGCGGCCCGTCCGCATCACACACTTGCCCTGCGTCAGCATAGCCGCCGTCTGCATGCCGCGACGGATGGCCGCGCCCTGTCGCGCGCATTCGCGCCTGATCCAGGCCGGGAACTGCGCTGGCGTGATCGTGATCATGCCGCGAGCCTCCCGCGCTCAGAGCGAGCCTGGTCTTGCTCGCGCAGCCGCATGCGCCAGCCGACCTCTCCGGGCATGCGCTCTGGCGGTCCAGCAGGGAAGAAGCGCCGCCTGCATCCATCGTCGTAGCGGACCTCGTACCAGTATTGCATATCGTCGTTGACGTGCGGGATGAGCGTCGCCTCCGTCTCGCGGGCCAGTGAGATCTCCGACAGCTCGATGTCTCCGTGTTCGTCCGAGCCGACGATATGCAAGGCACGCTCCAGGGACTCGATGCCGCTGAGGCGCGGCGTAGGCAGCAGCTCTCGCTCTGCGCGCTCGACTTCCCTTCCCTCGCCGCGACGCGAGCCGGACCAGCGAGTGCCGATCAGCCAGACGCGATACGGTCGCGTGCCGAAGTCGCGGTGCAGATCTCGGATGTCATCGGCGATGGGCGCGAAGTCGGTCACGAAGTCAATCACGCCGCCATCCTCGTCGCGTTCATGTTCCCGCCCTGGCCTCCGCCCTGCCACGACATGGGATTGATCGGCGCGCCGGTATCCTGCGAGAGCCGGCCAACCCAGTGCAGGTACTCGCGCCGCCGCGCCTCGCACTCGTCACTGCGCAGCCTGATGTCGCCCACGCCTTCCGCCTTGAGCCGTCGCTGCGCCGAGTACAGGTCCTCCTCTGTCGCGTCGCAGCGGGCCAGGGCCACGCGGACCAGATCGGCGGCCTCGGCCCTGATCTGGCGCAACGCGCCCTCAACCGGAAACAGGGCCTGGTAGATCGTCGGCACGCCAAGCCCGATCCCCGCCGCCATCACGTTCTGCGGATAGCCCAGGTGATGCCTGATCCGCGCGAGCTCCTCATCGGTGAACGTGGCGAGGGTCAGTGGCACGCGCCCTCCTTGCTCGGCACGTAGTAGGCGCCGCCGATCTTGCGAGCGCCCCTCAGCTTGCGCCCGTGCGGCATGGGCATGTAGTGCACACCGTCAACGACAAGCCCAGACTCGGCAGGCGCCGCCATATCGGGCGCCTTCTTGTCTACTTCTTCGGTCGCGGGCGCGGGAGTCGAACCCGCCTGCGCGGGGTATGAGCCCGCGGACACACCGCTTGTCGAGCCCGCAACGGGCCTGCACCGTAGGCCGTAGGTCGAGATCCAGTTGTTGGCCTCGGCAAGAGACGCGTGGGCCGGCACGAATATCGTCCCCGCGCGCATGACTATGATCCGTCCGCACCAGTGAATCCGGCAGGAGAGCAGAACGGCGTGCTCTTCGTGCTGGCGCGCGGGATCGATCTCCTGGACCGCGCCCTCGTCAGTCGGTGGCGGCTCCTTGCGTAGCCGCGCACGGAATGAGTCAAAGGCGCGGGCGATCGCTCCCGTGTCTCGCGCCTTGAATAGCTCCAGATCCATCCGATCCAGGCCAGCAACCGCTGCCGTCGCCATGCGCCCCCATGCCCATGCCAGTCTCGGCCGGGCGCGGGCGGACGCGGCGCACGGGATACTCGCTGGAGTACGGCCAGCGGACCCCCGCCCGTGTCCTCGCCGCCCGCGACGCGCCAATCTGCGCGCCCTCGCACGGTTGCTCCGCGCCCGCGCATGCGCCCCATTGTGCAGAATCCCGCTCGGGGGAACGGGCCTGCACCACAGATCGCACACGCGAACACCTCGCCGCCGTCGTCCCTCGCGGGACCGCGACGTGCCCCGATGCCGCCGGCTCGCGCCGGGTGCATCGTGTCGCCGCCTCCCAGGTCCGCCCATGGGCCCAGGCGCAGCGCTCGGGCAGCAGTGGGCGCCGCCACCCGAGAGACCACAGCTCCTCACAGAGCGAGCGCGGGGCGGCCCTGTGGCCGCCCGCGCAGCTATGCGTGCTCGATGACCACGACGCGCTTGTACGCGCTCGAGGTCGTCGCCGGCAGCGTCGGCTCCGGCTGACCCGGCGTCAGGTAGTCCGTCCCGACCACATGCTCGCCGTGGAACGCCCAGGCGGTCGTCACCACGCGCTGCATGACGTCCATGGGCCGCCGTATGATCTGCTGGATGCGGTCGGTCATCACGATCAGGCCGTCGTTGGTCACGTTCCACTCGCCGACCTTGCCGGAGAATCCGACCTCGGTGGACACGATGGCATCCTTCCAGTACTCGATGCCCATCTCGCGGCCAGCGATCACGGTGCGGTTCACGCGGAAGCCACCCGCGTTCGTCAGCTCGCCGGCCCAGAAATCCTCGCCCGTGCCGTACACGCCAGTCCCCTGCCAGACGTTGGCCACCTGCGGGACTTCGTTGTTGCGGTAGAACTTGCAGCCCTCGACCGTCGCGACGACGAACTTCGCGTAGGGCTCGTTCTCGTCCACGTCGATCCCGCGGCCGCGATGCAGGAGCAAGAACTCCGTATCGGCGAAGATCTCGGCCTCGGCCTGCGGAGACAGGTGCAGGTGGTAGTATCCGTCGTCGAACGGCGCGACGTTGCGCGAACGCAGAACAGCCACAGCCTCGCGGATCGTCGCCAGGGTGAGCAAGTCGGCCGCGCCGAGCACGTCGACGCTGAATCCGCCGCCGCCCGAACGCACGATGTACGATGCCGACTCGGCGAGAACCGGGTCGCGCGCCGCCGTCGCGAGCGCCACGGAGAGCGTGATCGTGCCCGGCCCGTACTCGTCTCCGGGTATTGCCGGCGTGGCCGCGATCACCTGGCGAGCGTTCCACACGCCGCCCGTCCAGAAGTAGACGTTCAGCGGGTTGGCCGCGCTCACGGGCTGGAAGCGCCGCGTGTTCGCGTCGAAGGCCCGGCAGAAGCCGTTCAGGAAGGGCACGACCTTGTTCACGCCCGCGCCAACGCTCGTGGTCACGGTCTGGCCGTATCCGGCCGCGTTGTAGAGCGCGGTCCTGGCGAGCCGGTTGACCGCCTGGCCGCCAGACATACCCACGGCCTGCGCGTCGGACATCAGCAGGTCGGCGAGCGTCAGGCCGGCCACGACGATGTCGGTGCCGATCTGGTCGCCATACTCCTGGATGCGAACCGGCCACTGCTCGAAGCCGTAGGTGCTCGGCAGCGGGTCGGTCTTCGGCGCAAGGCGCAGCATCTTCGGCGGGATGAGCCCGCGACGCGTCCGCACGCCCTCCTGCGATCTGTCGGTCCACTGCTCCGGCGTGAACTCCTGGCGGAACAGGAGCTCCGGGAACAGCGCGTCGAGGAACTGCTTGGCGAGTAGGTTCTCCTGGATGATGGCCCGCACCTGCGGGTTCTGGACGAAGTAGTCAGACATCGAGATGCCCTTTCACGCCGCTACGCCGACGCAGGCGGCGGTGGTGGTGCCGGTGCCTGTGCCGGAACGTGCGGCATCGCACGGATCTGCCTCATGCGCTCTGCGATCTGATCCTTGGTCGCCTTGAGCGCGTTGAACGGCTGCGGCCCCCCACTCGGAGGCGCGGCCGGGCCTCCACCTGGCGGCGCGGTCGAGACCGGAGCCGGAGGCGTGGCCGGAGCCGGGGCGCCCGTGAACACGTAGGGCGCCTCGGTCTTGAGCGTCGCGAGGAAAGCAGCTTCGTCGAATTTCTCCAGAGCCGCGTCGTCGAGCGTCTTTACGTGCGCGACGAAGCGCGACATGGCGTAGGGCAGGTCGGCGGGCTTCACGCCGCCCTCGACGAACAGCCGCTCCGCGCGGGCGCGCTGCTGTGCACTCTCGTGGTCCGCCGTGAGCCTGTCCGTCGCAGTCTTGTGCTCGGCCGTGAGCCTGTCCGTGACTTCCTTCACGGCCTTGTCCACGGCGGCCTTGATCTGCGTGGCCACGTCCGCTGCTGGTTCCGGCGGCTCCGGCTCGCGAGTCCCCGCCTTGCGCGCCTGCTTGAGCCAGCCCTTCATATCGCCGAAGTCCTTGAACCCTGCGTCCTCGGCCATGTCGTTGAGCATGTCCGTGGCCATGGTCTTCGCGGCCTTCCGCGCGAGCCTTTCGATCTGTCCCTCTGGTATCTGCTGCGGTGTGTCTTCTGGCATCCCCGATGTCTCCTCTTCGCCGCCCCCGCGGCACCCCGATTACTCCCCGGCTACCAGCACGTCGGCGTTGCCCGTCCCCGAAACAGTCAGCGCCGTGATCGGATGTTGGATCGACCACAGCAGGAGCCCCGTGTCGCAGGGTATGACCTGCGCGACTCCATCGGCGGTCGTGATCTTGAACGTGAGTATGCCGCCCTCCACCTTGACGACCAGCAGGCGTACCTTGGTCATGCCCACGGGCATGATGTCGGTGTTTACGGCGCCGATCAGGGCGAGCGGGATGTCTCGCGCGATGGGGAATAGAACCTGCTCCGCGTCCCAGGCGAACGAAAGGCTCGTCACGGGAAAGGTTGCGCCCGCGAGCGGCGTGGTCTTGATCGCGAGATCCAGATCGAGCAGGTGGGACATGCGAGCCTCCGGTCATCGACACCCAGAGGCTCAGCACGTCGGCCTTCAGACGCGCGGCGTCTACCCAGTATCGTCCGCGCGCACGGCGTAGTTGTCAAGCGGCATCTCGTCGGGCGCTGGCAAAACGTCGAAACGATTGATGTTCTTGCACCGATTGTTCGTGCACTTGATCTCGACGTGGGCACACCGGACCGCGCGGCCGTGGGCCACGATCGTGCCCATCACGGCGAACGCGAGCACCGCGCCGCAGCGGACACAACGCAGTTCGTATCGTGCGTCGCTTCGTGCGTCGCTCACGCCGCGATCCTTCCGGTCTTGTCCGCGCGCACCAAGATGAGCGTGGCTCTATCGTGCGGGCGGTTCGGTGGGTGCGCGTATTGCCGGCCAGTCTTGGGATCGGTGAATGGCTGCCCAGGCCGCCGGAGTTGACCATGCAGGCGCAGCGAGTCATCGCCTACGCGGTCGTCGAGCGGGCGAGCCGGGCCGCGCCACGGCTTGCTCTTCGGCCCTCCCCACGTCGGTCCCTGTGCGTGCTCGTGCCACATGAGCCAGAGGTCCGGGCGGGTCTCCGCGACGGCATCGAGGCTCGCGCGAGTCCCGGCATTGTAGGCGTGCGAGATCTCCGTGCGCACGATCCGCTCCGCCTTCCATGCCGCGTCAGGCCAGACCTTGGCGCGCTGCAATCGCTCAACGGCGGCCTGTGTGCTCTCTCCAGTCAGCAGTGAGGTGGCAAGTTCCCGCTCGATATCGCCCACGGTCTGGAGTCCGTAGATCGCCGCACCGCGTCGTGCGCGGTCGGCCTCCACCGCGCGAAGTATGGTCTGCCGATCCACGATCTTCTGAGCCTCTGGCACGGGCAGCGCCACGTCCTCCGCGCCCCGGAACTCCTGCGCCATGGCCTTGACCTTGGCCGAAGCGTCCTTGGCCGAACGATCCAGCGCGTCCTCCTTGGCCTTGCCGAGCACTCCGCCCAGATCGCGAGAAAGGCGCGCCATGGACGCCTCGACCTGGGCGAGCATCGTCCAGTGGGCATCGAGCGTATACCGGCCAGCCGTGCGCGGCATGCGACCGAGGATTTCGTCGCGGGCCCGGGTCAGGGCCTCCAGCATGTCCCGCTTGGCCGACATGCTCATTGCGTCGAGACGCGCCTGCTGGATCTTCAGCACGTCCGCAAGCGCCACGTCACGCCCCGCTGGTCTTCAGCAGATCTTCCACGCCCGCGGGATTCTCGCGGGCCTTGGCCTCTGCCGCGTCGGCCAGGGCATGCGCGGCTTGATACTCCATGCCAGCGGCCATGAGCGAGCGCTCGGTCAACTCGTGCACAAGGGTGAATGGAATCGTGTCCTCTCCCTGGCCGTCGTCTATCCAGACCTCGCCCTCCGGGATCATGTCTGGGTAGACGAGATCGTGGCCGCCCTGGCTGAAGCGAATCTTGGCGTCCTGTGCCTCGGCATTGCGCACGGCCTCGCCGTCCACAAGCCAGACCTTGACCTCGCCAAACTCGCCCAGGAGCCTTTTGCGCGGCGCTTCGGGCTCCTGCGGCTCGCCGCCCTCGTAGCCGGGCGCAGCCCGCGTCCCAAGTCCGGCAGAGGCCGCGAATCGATCCGCCTCATCCGCAGCCTGCTGCCTGATTGCCGCGATCTCTGCGTCCACGTCCGGGATACCGAGCACCGTTGCGCACTGCCGTATGGCCGTCTCTCGTGACTCCAGACCAGCCGCGATGGCCGCGCCGTGCATGGTGATGACGGCCTGCTTCTGTTCCGGGCCCATTTGTACATGCGGAGGCCACTCCACCGTCACATCATCGTCGGCCGGCGGGGTGAGCCCGACCATTGGGCCGGCCAGCGCCTCGAAGCCCACCTTGCGGCAGAGCCGGATGAACATCTCCGCGAGCCGCTCCATGGCATCGCCATACTGCGCCCGCAGCTCGTCGGCCCGGTCCAGCATCGCGGACTGAAGCCGCTCCACTTCCGTCGCCGTGCGCCCGCCCGACGGCTCGATGGTCAGGACGCAGTGCGTGTTCTCCAGCACCGCGTCGCGCAGCTCGATGGCCCGCTTCGCCGCCGCCTCGCCGCCCGAACCGGCCAATTCGAGGAGCGAGGCATCATCGCCCGGATCAAGCGTGATCGCAGTCGAGGAGCCGGTGCGCACCGTGGCAGTCGGACGCTTGGACTTGACCACGAGCGTCGGGTCCGCGTTGTAGTGCGTCCCACGGAAAGCCTGACTCAGGAGCGCGTCAATGGCGTCGAGATTGTCCCACTGCTGATCGCAGTCTGGCTTGCCGTCAAGCGGGTCGCCAAGGACGACGGAGTTGCGGACCCAGACGTAGGGTACGAACCCCAGGCCATGCGCCACGGGCTCCCCGAGCAGTGTCCATGCCGCTCCCTTCTGCTCGACGGGAGCCACCATCGCAACGTCCTCGTCGCGCGTGATGATGCGGCGATACCACTCCAGGCCCTCCTTCCACACTGGCCCGTCTCGCTGCTGCTCGTATCGCCCGAATGGCCTCTTGTAGAGGACCTCCAGGCTGTCCAGTTCCTCGCTCTCGGGATCTCCGTCCGTCCACTGCGGCGTGCACCACTTCGCATTCAACACGTCGAGCAGCGGTCGCCCCTTGCGAAGCTTCACGCCGGGCACGACAGAGCCCTGGCTGCCGCCGTAGTCGCGCGCGCTAGACCAGCCGCGCCACCATTGCATCGCCTTGAGGCAGGCGTCGAGCCATCCCTGTCCGTTCGCGTCTGTCGCGCGGATCGCCGGCGTCCGGGTCTCCCCAAAGAGCAAGCCGGTGAAGCGCTCCACGATGGCATGGCAGAGCTGCGAGCGAACAAAGGGGCGCCGGTTGTACCAGGGAGTCAAGTCGAGAGGCGTGGAGACGGCCCCGCCAGACAGGACGAATGGCATCCGGACGTCCCGGTCGTAGTATAGCTGGCCGTCCCAGTTGACCGTCTTCTGATCGTGCTGCGTGCCGCGGAAATACGCCTCGGCGCGGTCCAGGTCGCGGAAGCGAGGCGAATCGCCGAAACGACGGTTGCGGTCGAAGAACGCGGCCACGCTGTCGGTCGAGGCGCGGCCGAGGAAAGAGGCGACGCGCATGATTGCCGCGTCGGCGACTGAACTGCCCCGGATCAGCACTGGGCCTCCGAGTCAGCCCGCTACGGCTCCACGTTCGGCGCCTGGGTCTCGAGGCGTCCGCCATGCGGCCACGTCGAGTCGATGTGGTCGGCCTGCGACGGCAGCGGGTTGTACTGCACCGCGACCGCCACGACGGCATCCGCCGCGTTGAACGTCAACGTGTGCGCGTCGGGATTGCACGCGACCTCGCCCGCCGCAGGGGCCACGCCCGCCGGGATGACCGTGAACGGCCCGGTTGCGCCGCCAGCGGTCACGTACACGATGGGCGTGCTCGCTGGCCTCCGCGACAGCGTGACCACGTTCGCCACGGCCAGGAGCACCTCTGTCTGCTGCTTGATCATGCCGCGCAGCATGGTGCCGGTGCGCAGCTTGCGCAGGCAGTCCGCCGCTTCGTTGGGGTCGGAGAAGTTCAGGGCGTATTCGGTCGTGAAGGCCATCTTCTATCTCCCGACGCGCTCCGGCCCCCGATCCCGCGAGCGCTTCGGCACAAGGATGCGCGCGGCGCCACCCGTTGTCAAGGACGCGAGTACCCAAGATGGGGGAGCACAACCCCTGGCCTTTCCAGAACGCGGCGTTGCCGGGGACGCTGGAACGCGAGCATCTTGCGGCCGTCGTGCGTGCCCCACTCAAGCGCCGCACGGCCCGGCAGGCAAGAGCACAGGAACGGCCCGGCGTCCGCGAGCTTGACCTGGCCGCCGTCACACCACGCATCGGCGGGCGCGGGTACGTCCAGCACAATCACGTCAGCCTGTTCGTCGAGCCGCCCGAGCACGTCGCGGATGTCGGCGGCCCGAGTACGCAGCCAGTGATGCAGGAGCGAGAGCACCAGCACGGCATTCCATCGCCCGGACACATTGGCCCGCAGCCACTCTGCCGCATCAGCACAGTGCCAGCGGAAGCCAGCAGAGAGGCCGAAGGCCACGGCAAGCCGCGCCGCGATGCGCAGCACATGGAGATCCTGGTCAACACAGTCGACGGCGGAGAAGCCCAGACGCACAAGTTCTCTGCTGAACCGGCCCGTGCACGCGCCGAGATCCAGGGCCGATCCGCAAGACACGCCGAGCCTCTCCAGCCCGTCCCGCATCGCTCGCACCCGCAGAGAGGAGCGGCGCTGCTGCCAGGCGCCGAACCAGGGGTGCTCGACTTCCTCGTAGAGGGATGCGCCCCCGTAGATCGCCCAGAGGTCCCGCTCCATGGCGGCCCACATGGGCGAAACCTCGCGGATGTCCACCTGGAGCCATTCACAGCCCTCCGCAATGGCGCGGCTTGCCCTGTGGTGGCCATCCAGGAGCTCGAATCGGCCGTCGCCGGTGATGCGACAGGGGAGCGCATCCAGGGAGAACGGACCGTTCATGAGCCCGGAGCGGTAGGCGACTACCTGGGACACGGCCGCGGGATCGCATCCCCATCTATTGGGCAGGCCCTTCGCGTACCAACTGCCCTGCGTGGGCCGACCCGCGAGCACGGCGTCCACAAAGGTCCGGTGCGGAGTCAAGGCAACGGGCGCACCCGTGTTGAACTCGTAGACCATTGATGCCTGGACGCACAGGATCGTGCCCATGGTCCTACTTCCACACGACGATCACGGGCTGCATCGCGTCGGCATTATGCCGCGTCACCGCTCGGGCATGGAGCACGGCAAGGGCGAAGTGCTGCCATTCCGTGCCCGAGGTTGGAACCCACGGCCACGGAACTGACCAATCGCCCACCTCGGCCTTCTGCGAGAGCAAGGAGACATAGTAACTATGATAGAAATTGCAGTGATCAAAAACGATGACGCCGCCTGGCCGCAGTCGCGCGAAGAGGCCCGTCAGGACGCGGAAGCCCTGGACGTTCGACAGGTGATAGAAGACGGCCATGGAGTAGATGATGTCGAACGTCATGTCGGCGGGCAAGTCCTGGGGCCAGTCCACGCGCAGACACCGCGCAGTCGGGACGTTTGCGGCACAGCGAGCGAGGATGTCCGCCGAGGCGTCGGCGCAGACGAGCGACTTGCAACGAGGCGCCACGGCCTTGGCGATACGGCCGTCGCCGCAGCCGTAGTCGAGCAGGTCCTTGCCGTGCGGCGGGCCGGCGAGGCCGCAGACCATATCCGCCGAAGCCACGCCCGAGAGCCAATACTGTTCGTCCGTGGCGTTCGCCCCGCCGTCAATGGCCTTGCGTCCGTGCTCCGCGTGGAGCCGATTCCATGTCGCGCCGAAGTCCATCAGGCACCTCTCTTCAGGGCCGCGACGGCCTTGCCAACGAAGCGTCGCGCCCAGTCCTGATCGTAGTGCGCCCAGGAGCACGTCGGCGAGAGCGGCGGTGCGTCCCAGGGAACAGCGAACACCGGCCATCCGAGCGGCGCAAGCGTATGCACCATCTCGGCTTGGTGCTCCATGAGCCTGGCCCGATACTCGCTCTCGCCGTGCACGCGGTATCGCCCCGAATGGTAGAGCACGATGCCGCCACGACCTCCGCTTACTTGCAGTGCGTGGTGGACCGCGAGCCAGTCCGCGCGGACATCCTCGACGGAACGCTGCGGCAGGCCCGGATATCGAGCGCGGAAGCCCTTCCAGTCCGGCGTCTCCCATGGCGCGCCCTCCGGCCGGATGGGGACGCCGTCCACGTCGTAGTAGTGATACATCGCGTCCGCAAACGGAGACCAAAGGACGGCGCCTATGTGCTCCGATTCCGCGGGCAGATCGCCGAAGTACGAGAAACCGAACGAGCGCAGCGCATCACAGGCGGCCGCGTATCGCTCTGCGCAGTCCCGGTCGCCTGATACGAGCGCGCGCACCACGTCAGAGCGGAGATATTGCGTCGCCACACACGGATGCGTCGCGGCCCACGGCAGGCCCACACAGCCAACGGAGAGGAGCGGGCGGTCCGTCACTCCAGCCCCCTCATGATCGTACCGATCAGCCCGCCTACATGGACGGCTGACCAGCCGCGCGCGAGTTCGCGGGCCACTTCTGCTCGCTTGTCCAGGGCCTCGCGCGGTTCCTCCGCAAGAGCCCGGAGCCTACAGGCCAGGTCATCCGCCTGGCGCGTCTCGGCAATGTAGGCGCCGTCCTCTCCGCCATGGCCCATGAAGGGCCGCGCTGGTGATGCCCCGCATGACAGGATCGGGCAGCCCAGGGCCGCCGCGTCCACGACCGCCGCGGAAAAGCCCTCGTGCAATGAGAGCGACGCGAACACGTCCAGCGAGTCGTACCACGCTGGCATGTCCTCGGGCCGCAGGAGTATGTCAAGACCCGCGACTTCGAGCGTGACGGCCACGCCCATATCGCGCGCCGTCGTGATGGCCTCGCGCATCACGCCCACGCCCTTGTGATCCAGCGCGTTATGAGACCAGCCGTTGCTGATCATGCCGACGCGCAGGCCCTCATGGGGCGTCACGACCCGCTCCCGCTTCGGGTGCACAGGGTCGGACGGGAACGGATGGAACACGGCATCGGGCCGCACGACCAGAAATCGAATCGACTGCGTGAGCAACCCGTCCGCCAGGGCCAGGGCAAAGGCGAATGGCTCGCGGTTGTGCCAGGAGTAGTCATCCACTACGTCCGCGAGATACTTGCAGCCGGGCCGCGCGAGCCCGCGCTGATGCAGCTCGGCCAGAAACCACCAGGACGTGCAGTAGACCACGTCCGCGTGCGGCATGCCCGCATAGTTGGGCTGGTGGCCTTCTCGCAGCGCCGCAAGCGATGGGATCAAGTAGTGCGTGCTCGCCTCGATGCCGCGCCCCAGGTGCGGAATCACCCGGCGCGCGAACGAATCCAGCGCCCATCCTGGCACGTCAACGACGAAGACAGCCTTCATGTTCCTCCTGTCAACGCCTCGATCATGCGCGGCAGATCCTCTCGTTGCCAGCGGTCAACGTCCGCGAGGTCGCGGACGCGACGCACGGCCGCCTGGCGACAGCGCTCGCGGATCGCCGGTGCTCGCGTCGCGATTGAGTTGAGCGCGCCAGCCGCCACGGTCGCCAGATCGCCAAGGTCTGGCAGGACGAAACTTCCCGTCTCTGGCGTCGCCACATTCCGCACGTCGCCCACGTGCGTCGAAACCACAGGCACGCCGGCGGCGAGAGACTCCCAGACCATGCAAGGCGAGCCCTCCGCGAACGAGAGCAGCAAGGTCGCGTCGCAGGCCGAATAGAACGGGCGCATGTCCGCGGTCGGCGGAAGCTCATGTACGCGATCCGCGATGCCCAGATTGCGGGCGAGGGTGCGCATCGAGTCTCGACAGTCGGACCAGTAGCGGACGAACTCGGGCGCCTGGCGCTCGTCTACGAGCCCGGCCAGGGCCAGGTGAGCGTCGAGCCCGAGACGCCGCAAGATCTCGACCGCCGCTACGAGCGTGACCACGCGCTTGCCCCAACAGGCCCGACCTGCATACCCTACGATGAAGCCGCGAGCGGGCAGGCCCAGGGCAACGCGCGCCGCCGCCTGACTGAGGGCCGCGAACTCCGCCGCGTCGAAGCGGTTGCGGACGCAGACGACGCACTGGCTCGGCACGCCTGCGGCGATGGCCTCGGAGACCTCGTGCTCGGCGATGACCACGACGCGATCCCAGAGAGGCAGCAGATCTGGAGTGAGGAACCGCCGCGACCAGGTGCCGAGCGAGTGCAGGACGCAGGACATGTGCCGCACGAGCGGCCGAGCGCGCGGCAGAAGCGGGATAAGCGGCTCCGCGATGTCGCAGACAAACGCATCTTCAGGCTCCAGGTGGCACGCAAGCCACGCGGTCGTCAGTCCGCGCGCGTCAATGACCCGCACGGACGGCCGCAGCATGCGCTCGAAGATGCCGCCCGGATGGCAGACCAGGACCGCGATCCGCACGCCCGCATCGGCCAGCGCGTTGATCCACCCCATGGCCGCGCGGTCAGCACCGCCGAGCCCAAGTGAGAGACAGGCAAACCAGAGGCGGCCGGTCATACTTCGTTCTTGCCCCTTGGTCTCGGCCGCTCCGTTGCTCCCCACCTTGCCCTTGCTGCCTTGTGCGCTCGCTCGCTCCGCTGCTTCGGCGTGGCCTTGCGCGCGGCGGCCAAGCCGCCCATGCGGGCGAGGTCAGTGACAGTAAGGGGCGGACCGCCTTGAATCTCTAATGGCAAGACATGATGGGTGCGGCCCGCCATGCCGAGGAGGCTACATGCTTGCCGGAACGCTTGTCAAGCGCTCTTCACCACCGCCCCATGAGCTGGCTTGCACCGATGGGGATCACGGCCCCGAAGTTCTCGTCGGCGTGAGCCCGCGCGATGAGAAGGGCGGCAAGGCGGTCGCCCATATGCTTGTCCGGCGCATAGTAGAGGATGTCCTGGATGAGCTTCGCGACCTCTCCGCTCGCGGGTTGCCCGTTGATGCTTGGGATCTCCCAGAGGCCCTGTTCAAGCTCGACGGCGAACTTCTCGAACTCGAACTGCAACGACGCCTGGCCCGAGCCAGTCGTGTGCGGCCGGACCAGAGCTGTCGTGAGCCAGCGCGCGGTCTGCAAAAGCAAATCCTGCGTCGCGTTGTTCTCGACCCAGAAGATCGGGCTGTAGCGGGCGTTGTGGTCCGCGATCCGCTGCACCATTTCCGGCGCGGTCCACTTGCCTCCCTCGACGCAGAGCAGACGCCGGGTACGATTGCGCCGTACCAGGAGCGACACCATCGCCGCGTCGTCCGCCGCGGCGCGACGCGACGCGGCCAGGTCCATGCCCACGAGGATGAGCCCGTCGCCGTCGCCCTCGCGCTTGAGGTCCACCGCGGACAGCGCAACCCCGCCGCGACCGTCCGAAGTCCGCGTCCCCTTGTGCAGCGCAGCATCGATCCACGCGCGCTTGACCCGCGATGTTGCTTCGTCGTGCGGCTCGTTCAGGAGTTGCCGCGCGAACTCCCAACTGCCGATCTCCTGCCGCTTGGCCTCCAGGCGGGCGAGCGGCCACTGCTCGGGCCAGAGCGGCGTGCCGTCCGCGACGATGGCTCTGTCCACAATGGCGGGCCAGCCCTCGCGCATGAACGTGTGCGGCACGTCGTCGGGATGCCAGGACGTGCCGATCAGAACGGCGCGTGCGTCGGCCGTGAGTCGCCCCAGGAGCGTGGCCTTGATCCAGCCCACGGCGTCCGCGCGTCCGGCCGGTGTGCGCGTGTTCTCGTAGTCACACACGTCGTCCATCACGAGCCAGTCGAGCCGGGTCCCGAGCACGGAGCCGTGGACGCCGAACGCCTGGATGCTGTAGTCCTTGATGCCCACGGCGCGGCCGGCCAGATTGATTGCACTGCCTGTCCACGGCTCGCCGGGCCGGAGAGACGGGAACACGCGCCGGAGCTTCTCGTTGCGCGCCACGTGGTCCCGGATTGCTCCGAGCACCTTGGCCGCCTGGGAGTACGTGTTGCAGCACAGGCCGGCCCGCAGGTTCGGGTTTCGGCCGAGTTCCCAGAGCGTCCGGGCAATGGCGAGCTGCTCCGTCTTCGCGTGCTCGATGGGCGCCAGGATCACTGACCGCGGATGCGCGGAGACGAGCGCTTGCCAGCGCCGATGACAGTCCGCGTTGCGCCACGGTCGCTTCTTCTGATCGGCGAAGCAGAACTGCGTGAGTGCGTCCAGGTCGTCGCGGGACTCCTCGGTTGCCTCGTCCTCGCACGCAGCCAGCACGGCCTCGTGCTCCGCGAGGAAGTCGGACTCGCCACACCACTGCGTCTTCTCTTGCGGGGAGCCCCTGAGACGATGCCGGCGGGCCATGGATCAGGCCCCTATGGGCAGAGAGCGGAGTGGCTCAGGTCCCGGAACTGCGCGCGCCCGCCGCCGCCCTCGCGCCTCCGCCCTTGCCGCCCTTGCCGCCCTTGCCGCCCTTGCCGCCCTTGCCGCCCTTGCCGCCCTTGCCGCTTGCTGTCTTCTTGGCCATCGCACTACTCCTGCCGCCTCAATGGCAGCGCAAGATCATTCGACGCCGCATCGGGCTTGCTTGTCAAGAATCGAATGCTCGCCTCCGGAAGGGCAATCCCTTCCTGTCTCGCCACGGTCAGGCCGTCGAGGTACTTGTCCCCACACCAGCCTTTCGCGCACAAGAACGCCTCTTTCTGCTCGCGCGACTGAAAGCACAAGCAGCACCAATACTCGGAATCCGTTGCCGCCACGAATCGCCGGATGTCCTGCGCTCGGCGTTCGGCGAATGCCCGCTGCACGGCATTCAGCTCCGCCTTGCAATCGGCCTCCGTGTTGTTGGTCCGGACCACTCCCGCGAGAGGATCTGGTCGCGCGGGCGCCAGAACCACCGCTCCATCGTCGGAGCCAAAGTCGGTCTGTGCCAATGCCGCGAGCGCCGCATCGTTGCCGAGACGACGCAATGCCTCGATGTCAGGGTCAGCGTCGGGAGCACTCATAGCGAAACACCTCCAGGTCTGCCATCGGGAACCACTCCAGGATGCGAGCATAATCTCGTGGATACCACTGCTTGATGCCGTAGAGGAAACGAAAGTCGAGCCCGTCGAAGCTCCGGCCGAAGATGCGGTACTCGGCCGGAAGCCTCGTTCCGCAGCGGTGAATCAGGTCCACTACCGCCGCCTTGTTCATGTCCCACACCGGGAAGTACGTGTGCTTCTTTCGCCGAATCGGGCCGTACTTCGTGAACGCCATGCGGCGCTGTATATTGTCGCAGGCCCGAGTCCCGACCGCGTTCCACGGGGAGACAGACAGGCCCACGTCTTCCGCCACGTCGTCCCGCACGTCGTCATCCGAGAACCGCGCCAAGCGGCACGCCGCGATGATCGGGCCGCGCTCCGGCGGCTGAAACACTCGGTTGCGGAGCATCCGATACAGGGATGGGTGCGGAACGCGGATAATGTGACAACGAAAGAACTGCTCATAGTAGTGCAGTCCCTCTTCGACGAACTCCAGGTCGGGCACCAGGTACTTGTAGAACGGGATCACCTCGTCGAAGACGGGGCGAAGCACCAACCACGCCGCGAGCGAGTCCTTGCCGCAGGAGAAGGCCAGCAGGGTCCGCGGTGTTTCCGTTCGCACCTGTCGCGCGACTTCTAGGCCAGTCGGCCATTGCGGCGCGAGGTTCATGCTGTCTTCTCCGTCGCCTCGGGCGCGCCCCCCACGATGAGCCGCAGCCGCTCCTTGGCCCGCTCCCGCACGTGGGGAGGCAAGGAGTCGAGCCGCTCCTGGAGCGCAAGCCAGCGCCGTTCGCGTGCCTCCGGAGTGTCCGCCTGCAAGGCCACTCGCTGGTCTGGCTCGCCGTGGAGGAACGCATACAGCCGCATGAGCTTGTCGATCATGGGCACGAGGTCAGACGGCTCAATATCCCTCGGGTCAAGCGGCTCCACCTTCCAGACGCCGCCCTCCTTCACGCCCGAGACGCGCTGTATAATCTTGCTGACCAGTGCATCGATCAGCAGCAGAGCGCGGTCCTTGGCCTTGAGTAGCCGGTCTTCCGTCGCGCGCTGGCCTGCTGCGGTGAATCGCCGCAGTCGCACTATGAGCGGCTCGATGCCGCGAGAAGGGTCGCCATGGAGAATGTACTTGCGGACCGTGTTCTCGTTGACCTTGCATGCTCGGCGGACATGTTCCATGGTGGGGTGTTCGCAGTAGGCCGCGAACATTTCCTCTATCCGGGCGGGTGTCAGCTTCTCAGCCATGGGCGCCTATCCGCGGCTCGCACGACGTGGGATCAAGGCGCGGGTCGAGAGAGAGCGTCTCGGCAAGGACTCCCCTCCAGGGGGCGACGGCGTGCGCGTTGGTGTCGCGCCGTGTCGTCGCTGAGGGCGGGGCAGAGGACGCCCTACTCCGCCCGCCCCCGGAGGCGAGCTCCTGCCGAAACCCATGTTCTCCTGTAGCCTGCTCTCTTACGGGGCTGTGGTGTGGAACGCGGCCGTTCCGCCCTCGTGGCAGGTCAGTCGAGCGCATGTCGCCCGTGAACGCAAGGCGGTGAGTCGTGTCCGGCGTCCTGTTTCGGACCTCCCCCCGCAAGCAGACGCGACGGCCTCGGGCGCACCATCGCCCGAGTTGCCGCAGCACCGTCGCACCGCACCGCCGCCACTTGTCATTCACGAACCGCCCGGCCACTTGTGCCCGTTCTTGGGGCCGTGCTGACAGCGCGTTGGCGCGACCGGGTACGCGCCGAACACAGGATACGAGCGCACGGGATCGGCTGTCAAGCGACCGGCGGATGGAGCGCAACTCGGCGGCGTGGTCAGTCATGCGGCCGGCTCCAGATCATCGAACGCCGCCCCGTCCTCGCGCGTCGCCTTCCTGCCTGTGAGCCGCTGCCAGCGACGGATGATCACGTCGCAGTAGTGCGGGTCAAGTTCGACAAGGCGCGCAATGCGACCCAGTTGCTCCGCCGCGATGAGGGTCGTTCCCGAGCCCGCGAACACGTCAAGAATCGTCTGGCCGCGCGTCGAAAGCCTCTTGATCATCCATCCCCACAGAGCTACCGGCTTTGGGCATGGGTGGTCTATGTCGGCGGCATTGGCGGGCACATTGAGATTCAGCGCATCGGGCCAAGATCCTCGCCCGGCGCGCGACCTCGGATCTTTACCATAGGCCAGGAATGGGGTCCAGCAGTTGAAACCCCATGGTGACGGAAACGGACCTGCACCATAGAACCAACAAAGCACCCAATCGGGACACGGATATAACCATTGCTCTCTTATCCCACACGAGAAAACAACGGCATGTGCCGCCTCGCGTGCGAGCGGCAGCCACCTTGCCGCGAGCGCACGTGCGGCCTCCTCTGAATCGTCAAATGATCTATATCCCAGGCCCACGCCGTACGGCGGATCCGTCAGGCAAACATCAGCGGTTTCCCCACTCATGGATTTTGCAACAGCGGCCGGATCGGTGCAGTCCGCGCACAAAAGCCGGTGCCGCCCGAGCATCCACAGGTCGCCCGGTCGCGAAACCGTGGCCTCCTGCGCAGCCGGAGCCTCGTCCTCGGCCGTCGGGCCATCCGGCTCCGACGCCTCGGACGTTGTCGCCGCCTGCGCCAGTTCGTCCATGAGCACGTCGAGCCGCAGCGGCCCGAGGTCTACTTCCTGTGACGCAAGCTCCTCAAGTTGCCTGAGCGCGTCTTCCGTAAACTCGCCGCCGATGCTCGGGTTGTTCGCTGCGATGTTCGCCTGCCGCTCCGTCTGTTCATCCCAGTCCACCACGCGCACGGAGAAGCGCTCACCCGTGGCAGGGTGTTCTATCCAGCGCCGCTCGCCGTCCACGATCCATTCGGTCGCCCCGGCCGCGCGTAGTTGCGCAATGCGCTGGTGTCCCGTGACCAGGTGCCCGGTGCGCCTGTTCCATGTGATGCCCGCGATGTCACCAAAGCGGCGCAGGCTCTCCCCGAGTCCGGCCGCGGCTTCGGCGGTGATCCGCCGCGGGTTGCGCGGGTCGGGAGCGAGGTCGGCGATGTCCCGCGAAGTCTGTTCCCTTCTCACTTCTCGCTCCCTGGCTTTGATCTGCGAACCGACAAGCAACTGGCCACAAGCGCGTTGGCCCTCGCTACGGCCAGGGCCTTGGCGGCCTCGGCCAGCTTGCCGGACAACTCCGCAATCATGTCAGTGTCTTTGTCCTCGATGAAGACTGCGCGCATGATGGCCCCAGCCATCCGGCGCACCCTCTCCCCGGCCTCGTATACTGGATCTCGCGGCGTTGTCGCTTTTGCCGCCGCTGCCCCGCGAGCCATTCTCCCCCCGATGCGCCTCCCCCGTGGCGCGTGTTCATTCTACCGCCGTGGCGCCCCGGCGTCCACCTCAGCCCCTTTCCGCCAGGATCTCCTCTACCGTCGCCTCGTCGTTCAAGATGGCGAGTATGTCGTGCGGGAACAGCTCCGCGCCGCACCTGCATGCCCAGAGCGACAGGTAGTTCGCGTTGCGGTCGTCCTCCGAGTCCACGTAGACCTCGTGCCAGAAGTGCCGATGCTCGCTCATTGCGCGTCGCGCTCCGCGAAGACCTCTTCTATCGTCGCACAGCGCGGGCCGCGCTTCGCCTTCCGCTTCGACGGCTCAATGCCCTTCCGCCGCGCCGCTTCCATGAGCATGTCCGCTTCCTGTCGAGCACGCCGTTGCCGCCAGCCCCAATAGCGGGCGGCAGCCCGCATGACGCGCGCGAGCCCGGCCAGCACCTCGCCCTCTTCATAGAACTCCTGGAGGGCCTTCTCGTTGTCCTCCTGGCACCACCGCAGGAGATCGATTCGCTCTCCCGGCTGCCCGCCGTAACGCCGCTCGTACCACGCGCCCGGCGTGAGCAGCAGCGCCAGCGGCTTGCGCGGCGCATCGGGCGGACTCCACGGATGCGGGCGCTTGCCGAGGGCGATGACGACGCAGTCGCAGTAGCCGCCGAATCGGGGCTTCACTCGTGCGACCTCTACGAGATCGGCCCGGCTTCCGTGCTTTCGCGGACGGATGTTCGTATCCGCCTTGGCGGCGCACAGATCTTCAAAATGCTCGCTGCGCCAGGCCGACAGCTTGATCCGGCCTGGCCCGCTCAGCGTGAGCGGCTTCTGCTTGTCCTTCATGCCGGCCCTCCGCACCCGCGCAGCCACGCGGGCCCCATCGGTCCAAGCGCCTCTATTGCCGCCACGTACTCGCGCCACTCCGAGACCGAATAGACCTGGACCTCGACAGGCGGCCCCGCGTCCGTCGCCCGGTGCACGTGGTGGTCTACCACGTCCTCATCGCCTGTGACCCGCCCCTCTCCGCGCCTGCCGCCGGGCTCGACGCGGCCGAAGAGAATGCCCTGGCAGGCGTCTTCGAGCACCTTGACGGCGTTGCTCGCGTCCGCGCCACCTCTCACGATCCAAAGGACGCAGACCTTGCCCTGGAGGCACGGCCCCTCGCGGAAGAGACGCCACTCTGTCGCGAGCGCCTGCTTGACCGCGCCCATGCCCCGGACCGGGCGCGTCTGCCGATTCACCGTTCGCGCAAGCGGGGCGAGCGGTGTCTCAATGCGGGAGCGAGTCATTGTCGCCGCCTCTGCTTCCGTCTGGCTTTCCGCGCTGCCCGGGCCGCTGCCTTGCGCCGCCTTGTCTTGTGCCTGGTGTCTTCTCTCACCATACAGGTGCGGCGACTGTCGCACTTCAGCGGACTCGGCTGCCGGCTCCTCCTACTCATGGTCGCCTCCCCGCTGTCTGCACTCCCTCACTTTGCCCCATCCTCTCCCGCTGTACCCCACTTCCCAGCACTCGCCCGCCATCCCGTGCCACTCCGCCGCCGCCTCGACAGCGGCACGCGCGCTCGTTCGCGGATCGCGTTGCTGCTCGCACGAGTAGCGGGACCAGCGCGGGATCACGCCGCCGATACCGCAGGCTCCAGAGCGCGGGTTGACCGCCTCCGGATCGAACCCGCTCTCCACGTGCAGGCATCGGTGCCAGAGCCGCGCGCAGACGGGGGCCGGGAGGGCGGAGAAACATTCCGTCACGAGCCACAATGCTGCCAGCAGGCTACTCATGCCGTCAGCCCTTCCCGTTCCGCAATGCTCTGGACCCACCGTCCGACAACTTCCGCGACCTGCGGCACGACCGCGTTGCCAAGACAACGGAGGCGAGCACGGCGGGCACGAGCGTCCAGCCATCCGGGAACCCCATCAGGGCCTCCACGAACGAAGGAGAAAGCACGCGGCCGGGTGGGCGCACAGTTGGGATGCCGCTGGAGATAGTCGCGCCATCCGTCTGCGTCGTCGGGCCCGGGAGGCCAGTCATGGCATACGCTGGTCGCTTGCCGCCGTTCCCTGCGTATCGTGCCTGCGCCATGTCCTCTGGCGTCTCCATCCCTGCGGTCGGCGACGGCCATGTCCTCGCCTGCCTGTCCAGCCCCGCCTCCCCCTTCCGCTCGCCACCCCGGCTGCGAAACGAATCCGCGCCCGGCGTCTGCCAGCCATCCGACGACGAAGATCCGGTGCCGTCTGTGCGGTGCTCCAACGTCGCACGCTCCGATACGACACCACTCCGCATCGTACCCGAGGTCGGCCAGCGAACGGAGCACGTCTCCGAAGGCGGTGCCCCGGTTTGCCCGGAGCAGGCCGGGTACGTTCTCCACGACGACAAGGCGCGGTCGTAGCACGCACAGAACCCGCTCAAACTCCGGCCACAGCCACCGATGATCGGCTTGCGCTCGGGCCTTGCCCGCACACGAGACGGGCGGGCAGGGGAAGCCGCCGCAGATGAGGTCGGGTCGGACAGCAGAAGCGTCAACTGCTCTGACATCGGGATACCTCGTCATGCCGGGCCAATGCCGCTCCAGGACTTCGCGGCAGTACGGGTCACATTCGCACTGCCAGATCGTCGGCCCGAGGCCAGCGCGCTCAAGGCCAAGCTCCAGGCCGCCGATCCCACTGAACAGTGAGCCGATGGTCACGGCTCCTCCTCCCGCTCTCGCCGCAGCGCCGCTAGGGCGTCGGCCAGGGCGCGGGCAGCGCACTCGCCCTCCTCGACCTCGTGCGCCCACACCTGGACGCCCAGGACGGCCGTGGTGCGCGTCCCGTGCATCCGCGTGCAGTAGAGTTCCTCCCAAGCTTCCTCGACCCGCTTCTCGGCCTCAGTCATGTTCCCTCCGGCTTCTCGCGGTCTGTCATCGCCCACCCAAGCACGCCAACCTCTTGCTCGAAGTAGAGCCGCCTTCCGTCGCGCACAACGCGCACACCCTTGATGTCGCCACGGAGCGCCTGCGCAACAAGGCACGCCCGCGCCGAAGCATCGCTCGCGTAGTGATGCTTGATACCGTCCACGAGATCCTTGACCAGCACCCTGCCCTGTGCGACCCGCTCTCGCACTACCATGCACGTCTCGCGCCACGGAGACCAGTACGAAGACGTTGCGTTGCCGGCTTCGGAGAAGGTCTTGCACGCCTCGGGGATCGTGTCGAACCAGTGAAGGCGCGGCCTATGGAATGGCGCGGGCTGCGAAATACGCACCGTCGTCCACACAGTCAAGACGCCGATGCCGTAGTCTCGGCATACCCGCTCGCCGAAGCCGCCACGGCCCGCAGAAGGGACAGCGACAGAGACCATGTGCGCCGCGCCGATCCAGTGTTCTGCTTGCTCGATCACGGCCAGACTCAATGAGCGCTTCGCCTCGATAACCCATCGGAGACGGCCCTTGCATGCTACGATGTCGGCACGAGAGCCGCGCGTCTCTACCTCCTGGTACACGTCCCAGCCTTCGGCCTGAAGCCAGGCCACGACGGTGCGGCAGAGAGCGGTTTCAGAGCCGTTCATGGGCCTCCCTGCGTTTCTGCTCAGCCCGCAGTGCGCGGGCGTGGCAGGCCGAACACACTGTCCGATCCGTGCACCAGACGCACGTCGTCGTCTCGATGCGGACGCCATTGGTGCAGACGATGAACTTTCGGTTCAGCCGGCTCTCTCGGACCAGCCGCCTACGTTGGCGCGTGGTCATGCGGTCCCCTCGCCGTAGCGCTTCGTCTGCACGCGCATCCCTGGCCGTATCTCGGCGTCGGTCATGAGGCCGCGCCGATCTTGGCCCGCAGGTTGGCCTCGACCTCCCGCCACAGGGCCTTGCGGGCCGCCTCGTCCATGTACCCGTGGAGGCGCTCCTGCACTGCGCAAACGATGCCCACTGCCTGGGCAAGCGCGACCTCGCGCAGCGACTCCTGCAAGGCCGGTACGACGGACCGCGCCACCTCCTCGGCGAGCGGCTCGACTTGCGCCTGCACCGAGGCGAGGGCCTGCTCTGTGACGCGCACAAGCAACCCTGCGTCCTCGATTGCCCTGGCCGTCGCCGCACGGACCGCATCCTTGACCGCGTAGGACCCGGCTGCCTCTTGCATGCCGTCCACCACGGCTTTGCCCAGCGCCGCCTGCACGTCTCCCGGTTCCAGTTCGATTTTCATACTCTACCTCTCTTCCAGCCCGTCACGCGGGCGTTTCCTCCGGTCTCTGCTGTACGAAATCGGGGTCCGCCTCGGGCAGTCCACCCTTCACAAAACAGGGCACCTTCGCCTCTCTGCACTGGCGCACGATGCTCTTGATCCAAACGGGGTCACAAGGCCGAGCGCCAGCGTGGTTCTCCTTGCCCACAACCAGCCAGTCGAGCGACGGGCACTGCTCGGACACGCGCAAAGTACCCCCGTCGTCGTGAGCCACGCGGTGCGTCAGATTCGGCGCGAGCACGATGGGGCCAAGCAAGGGTTCGGCGATGGCCCACACGCGCCAGCCCTGCGCCTTGAGAGTGAACAGGTGCGGCAGCCTTTCGTCGGCGTCGGCTTGGTCGCAGACGGAGACGCCGTGGAGGATGTTC